GCATCGCCCTCTTCATCTTGGTCCTATACGCTGCTGCCCTTATCTTGAGCGGGCCGGGGAGGAGGCCAGGCTAAAACGTGCTCATACTTCTGATCGTTGGCGGCATGTTCGTTTACGGCCTCTGGAAGGTCACGACGCGAGACCCGCCACCGCAATAAGTTCCCTGTGGCTGGGAACCTCAGCCTCCCTGTTTCGGTTTGCGCCGGGCGGGGAGGCTGTTGCCAACGTGCCACAGGTCCAGGGTTTAACATCAGTAAACTCGGGGCCGAGAGCCCCCGCCCTTGGATGAGGGGTTGACTGTTGTCGTGTCGGTCACGATAACAGGCTCATTAGGGGAGGGTCGGATGCACCACCACAGCCTGAAGTGGGGGCTTCCTGGTTCACAGCCACGAGCGGGGAATAAGCTTTTATGCGTACTAATCTTTTTGACGCGGTGGCTCGCCGCGTAGCTATAACGGAGGCAGAGCGTGTCACAGAAATCCACACCGAAGAAGTCGGGCGAGACTTCGGAGGCTGCAATGAAGAAGGCAGTTACCATGCGGTCACGCCCCACGAAGCGCGAGCTTTGGCGGCACGTGAGCGAGTTGTCCGTCTCCTCCGTGATGCTCCTCTATTTGGCGGAGGAGGGATCGGACCGGCTGAGCCTGACGCAAGCCGCGTTCTTCCTTCTGGCCGCCACTGCTGACGCCGCAGGCCGTCCCGCTACGCGGACGGAGCTGCTCGCGACCCACATGGCCAATGGCCGGGGGTCAATCCGGAACAGCTACCGGCAGCTCATGGAGCCCAGCCGGGTCCACCCGAAGGCGCTCAACTGGCTGTGTGCGGAAGAGAACCCGATGGACGCGCGCGAGAAGGTCCTCCGTCTGACGGACGAGGGCAAGCGCGTGGTCGAGGGCGTCCTCCTCGCGCTGGAGCCAGTTATGGCAAGCCAGAACGACAACAACACGACCCATTAAGGAGACCATCGTGAATTACCGGCAGAAGCCCAACGGAATGTGGGTCGTCGATTACGAGGACGACACCGGCAAGCGTCGGCGCGTCTCGACCGGCATCAAGACACCGGCACAACGAACGCCGCCCGCCGAAGCCAAGGCGGTCGCCCGCGAGATTGTGCTGGGGGTGAGGCCGCCGAAAGTGGCGGTCTCGCCTGGGCAAAAGGCACGCAAAGGGGACGGACGCATGACCGTGTCAGACCTCCTCGACAAGTGCGAGGGAACCATCTGGCACCCGGACAACGTCCGCTCCCAGCGCACCATCCGGTCGAACGTCCGGGTCCTCAACTCCTTCATCGGGGACGAGGCAATGGAGGACGTCACCTACACCCGGCTCACGCAGCTCGTCGCTGAGATGAAGGAGAAGGGCTACAAGCCCGCCACCATCAAGCGGAAGTTGGCGATGCTGGCCCGTGCCCTCAAGGAGGCCACGATGTGGACTGACGAGCGCGGTCTCCCGCTGCTGCGGGCTAAGCCGCCCTTCCCCCAGATCGTGGTCAACAACCTCAAGGACCGGACCATCACGCCGGTCGAGCAGTCCGCCCTCTTCAATGCTATCGAGAAGCGGCGGCAGCTCGAACCGAACCGCCAGTGGTTCCGGTTCCGGGTGTTCCTCACGGTCATCTTCGCGACGGGCGGGCGCCTGAGTGAGGTCCTTGGGCTGGGTCCGAAGAACCTGACCCAGACCGGCGACACGACCTACGTCACCTTCCCGCGCTACCGGACGAAGAGCGGCAAGCCGCGCACCCTGCCCCTGATGCCCGACGCGGTCACCGCGCTGGGCTCCCTGATGGACCACCTGGTCCTCGACCGGGAGACCGGCGAGTGGCGCTTCTTCGGGCTGACGCCCTCGACGATGGACGTCATGTTCCGGCAGGCGCGGGCGGACGTCGAGAAGGAGACCGGCATGGACCTGAGTGGGGTCACCGTCCACACCATCCGGCACACGGTGCTGACGCGCCTGGCCCAGGGTGGCATGGACCTGGCCCGCCTCCAGGAGTGGGCCGGGCACTCCGACCCGAAGATCACGGCGGAGCGCTACCTCCACCTGATGCCGTCCGACCTGAACCGGGGGCTCTCGATCCTCGGCACGGGTGGCACTCAGGATGCCAGCCACGCACGCCAAGGCATTAAGCCTGTTGCCGTGCCTAACACATTAGGTAGGCCTAAAGGTGCCAGCCCTGGCACAGCGCGGCTGCAATAAACGGCGGGAAACTTTCGATGCGGCGGCCCTTTTTGTGCGAGCCCATCGGCAGTTTCCAGCCATTTTCTGACCATTTTCCGAGGGGTGCCAGCCTGCACCCAGCATCGCCGCACCTCTCGGCACACTTTGGCACGCCCCATCAAGAAGGAGTTTGGCACACAACATGGACCTCAGAAGAGAAGACGTAAGGCGCCAGCTCGACCTTGAAGCCGAGAGCCGGAGCCTGGGCGAGGCCCGCTACGCCCGCTCACGCCCCATGCCGTGGAAGCTGGGCGACGACGCCGCCTCGGCGGAAGAGGAGGCCGACCTCCCACCCGGCCAGACGCTCGTCCGCATGGCCGTCGAGCCCACCGCCACGGCGATCCGGGCCTGGGTCGATGCCGCCCACAAGGGCCAGGCCGGTCGCCATCACTCCGCCGTCAAGTGGCTTGAGCGGGCCAGCCCGGAGGAGGTCGCCTATCTCGCCGCGCGCGTGGTCCTCAACGCCGCCGCGCTCCGCCTGACGCTCCAGCGCACGGCCATCCAGCTCGCCTCGGCCATCATCGACCACGTTGATATGACCACGTTCAAGAGCAAGAACCCGGCAGGCTATGTCGGGCTGATGCGTCGGGGCCGCAAAGGCAACAGCAGCGCCCGCCGCCTCGCCGCCGTCAGGAAGATGCTGGAGAACGAGGAGAGCCGTTCGCTCATCCCGCCACGGGAGAAGCTCCACCTCGGCATGACCGTCATCGAGCTGGTCCTCGACGCCACCGGGCTGTTCGAGCTGGACACCATCCCGCGACCTGGCGGGAAGGGTTACATCATCCGGGCGAACGAGGCGGTGCAGAAGTGGCTGGTCGAGCAGCACGCCCGCTCGGCCCTTCTCGAGCCCTTGCTGATGCCAATGGTGGTTCGCCCACGGAAGTGGCGGACGCCGCGCGTCGGCGGCTACCTCCGGCGCCTATACGGGCGCGGCTTGGTCAAGCACTTCGACAAGGCCTACCAGGAGCAGCTCAAGGACCACGACCTGAGCCTCGTTTATGAGGCCATCAACCACATCCAGGAGACCCCTTGGCGGATCAATAAGCGCGTCCTCAGCGTGATGCGCGAAGCCTGGGATGGGGGCGGGAGTTACGCCGGTCTGCCTCCCCGCGACGACCGCCCCCTCCCCGGCAAGCCGGTGGACTTCGAGGACAATGAGGAGGCTCGACAGGCGTGGAAGCGCGAAGCCGCGCTGATCCACGAGGAGAACGCCAAGCTGTTCAGCGCTCGGCTCACCACACAGCAGAGGCTGTGGATGGCCGACAAGTTCGCGGACGAGCCTGCCATTTGGTTCCCGCACGGGATGGACTTCCGTGGCCGGGTGTACCCGCTGCCCTCGTCAGGTCTCCACCCGCAAGCGGATGATGGCGGTAAGGCGCTGCTGGAGTTCGCCCACGGGCTCCCGCTCGGTCTCAGCGGAAAGTTCTGGCTGGCGGTCCACATCGCGAACCTGTTCGGGATCGACAAGGTGGACTTCAAGGAGCGGGTCGCGTGGACCTACGACCACTCCGCACAGCTCCTCGACAGTGCCCTCAACCCGCTCGACGGCCAGCGCTTCTGGCTCCAGGCGGACGCCCCCTGGATGGCCCTCGCGGCAGCCTTCGAGTTTGCCGACAGCCTCAAGTACGGAGACGCCTATGTCAGCCACCTCCCCATCCCCCTCGACGGATCGAACTCCGGATTGCAGCATTTCTCTGCTCTCCTGCGGGACCCCGAGGGCGCCGCAGCGGTCAACCTGGTTCCGTCCAGCACGCCGCAAGACGTCTATGACAAGGTCCGGGAGAAGGCGCAGGCCTGGGTCAATCTCGACCCGTCAGCGGAGGCAGCTCCTTGGCGAGGCGAGAAGGTTAGCCGGGCAATCGCCAAGCGACCGACGATGACCTACGTCTATTCCGCCACCCGGTTCGGGATGCAGGATATGATCCTCCAGACCCTCCGGGAGCTGGACGAGGACGGCGCTCCCTACCTCGACGGGGCGGACAACTATGAGGCCGCCAAGTACCTCTCCTATGTCATGTTCTCCGCCGTGGGCGAGGCGGTCTCCGCCGCAACCAAGGCGATGGAGTGGCTCCGCGAGGTCGCCAAGGTGACCAGCGCTGCGGGCCAGCCCATTCGATGGACGGCCCCGGACGGTTTCCCGGTCCAGCAGGCCTACCGCATCCCCTACGGGAACAAGGTCAAGGTCCACTGGAAAGGGCGGCTGCTCTACCTGATGCTGGCCAAGGACAGCTCCGAGATGGACACGCGGGGCCAGGCCAACGGCATCGCCCCGAACTTCGTCCACTCCCTGGATGCCGCGCATCTCCGGGCGGTGGCGCGAGCCGCCAAGCGGAACGGCATCGACCATCTGGCCGTCATCCACGACAGCTTCGCGACCCACGCGGCCCAGACCGATGAGCTTGCCCGGCTGCTGCGCGAGACGTTCGTCGAGCAGTACGAGCCCGATGTCCTGGCCCGCTTTCGAGACGAGGTCTTGTCCTCGCTGCCGGAAGGCTGGGCCGACAGTGTTCCACCATCCCCGCCGCTGGGGACCCTGAACTTAGAGGAGGTGCGCCACTCGTCATACCTCTTCGCCTGACCGATAGGCACGCTAACGTGTCAATTGGGTTGCACCTCCTTGGGAGACGGAAGCTCCCGCAACGAAGGAAACAGAATGAAATTTGACCTGAGTAAGCCCGTTCAGACGCGGGACGGGCGCCCCGCCCGGATCGTCAGCGAGAAAGGCGCGGGGGCCTTTCCCATCATGGCCGTGGTAACCGGCGAAGACGGGACCGAGCACATCACCCGCCACACGCTCGCGGGCAGTTCCACGATGGCTCCGAGCACGGACAAGAATGACCTCGTGAACGTGCCGCTGCCCAGCCGCCGCGAAACCCGGTTTATTAATCTTGGCCATAGCTATAACACTGCCGAGAGTGCCCGGAAGTCTGCATCAGCAGCCAAGTGGGCCATCTTGCAGCTTGACCTGGAGACCGGGTCCGACCTGACTGATGTCCGCGAGGTCATCTCGGCGGAACTCGTCGATGCGTAAGCTCCCCGTCAGCGACACCCGCGAGCGCTACATCGCCTCCGGCCTCATCACCCCTGACCCGATCCGCTCAGCGCCGCCGATGAGCGCCGACGAGCTGGACGAGAGGGGGTTCCACTCGGCAGCCCGAGCGGTCCGTGCGGCTCCCATCTGGAGCCGTGCGCGATGAACGTTTACGAACTGCTGGAGCAGGAGATAATCGCCCACACCAGCCTCAGCCCTGAGCAAGCTGCGGACGTGGTCTCGTTCCTCGATGCTCGTGAAGTCCTCGACTACGACATCCTCAAGGAAGTCTTCCTCTACCCCGATGATGAGGACGATGCGCGATGACCCGCGAGCACCCAGCCTGGCGCTCCCCGCTCTACGCGATCCGGGACGCCCTCTCATTCCGGTCCTCAGCGGCCAAGCTCCGTGTCCCGGCCTTCCGGGTCATTGACGCGCTCCAGGACTTCCCGCCTGCCGACCAGCTCGACGCCACCTTCCTCGCCTCCGTGGCGATGAGCCAGGCTCTCGGTCTCGATCCTCACGAGATGGTCGCCCGCGCCCGCCGCATCCTGCCGGAAGCGGAGGGAGCCTACGGCGCCGGGACGCACATCGGCGCGATCCGGCTGTACGCGAAGGGGGAGCTGAGCCGATGACCACGGAGATTAACGCCTGGCCGAACGGGCGCGGCTTCTATCGGCCCACCGACGACTTCCCTTATCAACAGGCACGCATAGAGGCCTACCTAATGGAACCGCGCGACGAACCCCTAGACCTCGTCACGCAGACTGCACTGATCGCGAGGGGCTTTATCCTCAGCGACACCGACAAGGACGACTAAGTGCTTCGCAAACGCAATGAATACCCGAGCGTAATCACCCCCAAGGGGACGGTCGTGTGGGCTTCCATCGACGAGCCCGACTTCGAGTACAAGGACGGCGGCGAGTTCCACATCCGCGTCCGGTTCGACCCTGACGACCTCGCGGAGATTACCGCGATGGGCCAGGAAATCCTCGACGAGGCTTACGACGCGATGGCGTCCGAGCTGAAGCGGGAGAAGAAGGGCGCCCTTCTGAAGAAGCTCCACAAGCGGGAGCTGCCCGTCATGGAGGAGGATCGCGAGACCGGCGCCGAGACCGGCTACGCCATCATCCGCGCAGGCAAGACCTTCCGCGTCACTCCGAAGAACGGCCCGAACGCGGGCAAGACCTTCGAGTTCACCCCGGACGTCTTCGATGCGCGCGGCAAGAAGCTGAAGAAGCGGCCCCGCATCGGCTCCGGCTCTGAGGTCAAGCTCAGCGTCAAGCTGATGGAGTACTTCGTCGCCAAGGACGGCGAGATGGGCATCAAGTTCGAGCTGGAAGCGGTCCAGGTCATCAAGCTCATCACGGGCGGCAGCCGTGACGCGGCCTCCTATGGCTTCGCTCAGGAAGAGGGCGACAGCATCGAGGACGAGGACACTGGCGGCTTCAGCGATGAAGGCGGCGGCTTCACCTCGGACGATGAGGATGACGGCGCCGACTTCTAATGGTCGAGCACCACTTCTTCCTGGCCGTCAAACCCAAGGCGGCGGCCAGGACGAACGTCACGTGTCGCGGCTCGGGGAAGCGCGCCTTCCCCACCGTGTACACCGCGCCGGGTTACCGGGGCTGGCTGGACGAGGCGATCCCGCTCCTCCAGGAGCACGCCCAGACCCTGCCCAGCGAGGTCCGTGAGCGCGACGTTCGGATCGACATCGAGGTCGTCATCCGGAAACCAAAGAGCACCAAGCGGCTCCGTCCGGGGGGCGACAGCGACAACTACGAGAAGGGCGTCTGGGACGCCATGACCAAGGTCGGGCGCTGGTGGGTCGATGACGAGCAGATCGTCGAGAACCACACCGTGAAGCGCTGGGCCAGCGACGGTGAGCCGGAAGGCTACCATGTCCGGGTCCAATTCATGGAGAGATAAATGAAGAGTATCGACCAGCTCATCGAAGAGCTGATCGGGCGCGAAGGCGGCTACGCCAACGACCCCCGCGATGCCGGAGGTGAGACCAAGTACGGGATCACCGAGGCCGTCGCCCGCGCCCACGGCTACGGAGGAGCCATGACGGACCTCCCTCGGGAGACCGCAGCGGCCATCTACAAGCGCATCTACTGGACCCGTCCAGGCTTCGACAAGGTTGCCGAGATTGCCCCGGATGTGGCCACCGAGCTGTTCGATACCGGCGTCAACATGGGGCCGATGGTGGCTGCGGGGTGGCTCCAGCGGTCGCTCAACGCGCTCAACGAGGGCGGCCAGGACTACCCGGACGTTGACGAGGACGGGCGCATTGGCCCGGCCACGCTGGCGGCCCTCCAGGGCTACCGCAAGCGGCGCGGCCTCGCCGGGTGGCGCGTCCTGCTCCTGGCGCTCAACGCGCTCCAGGGGGCTCAGTACATCAACCTCGCCAAGCGGAAGGCCAATGAGGCGTTCGTCTATGGCTGGCTCGCCAACCGGGTGGGGCTGTGATGCCGTCCCGAGAAGAAGAACTCTATGAGTTGCTCGACGAAGTCGTCGAATTAGCGCTCGCCTATGGGGTCTTCGATGACGGCCCGAACGATGGGCTGTGGGAGCGAGTGGCCGAGATGGTCGGACGCGACCACGAGACCGGGAACAGGCTGTGACCCGCGCCAACAAGCGGGCCTTGACCCGCGCCGAGCAAGTCGCCGCCCACCTCATCAGCCGTGGCCACATCAGCGAGGGCAGCGCCCTCATTGAGTACGGTCGCTTCCGCCTCGGGGACGCCATCTTCCGGCTCCGAACCAGCCACCGGCACCTCCTGCCGGAGGGCTACGACATCATCACCATGCACAAGCAAGACACCAAGGGAGACCGTTATGGCGAATACCACCTCGTCCCGTCACAAGCAGCGGCGGCGCGCAAACACCTCCAAGCGGCACGGGCTCGCGCCTTGGCGTCGGCAGCCCTACAAGGGGACGATGCGGCTGGCTTTTGAGGCCGCCCTCACGGAAGCCGGGTACGACGCCAGTGCGCTCGTTTCGGCTCCGCCCGAGCAAGTGACGGCCACCTGGACCGGACCGAGGGATCGCGCGTGAGCGGCTTCGCCCGAAACCTCCAGCGAAAGTGGGCGCGAACGGCGGGCAGCTATGACGCCCCGACGACGCCCTACCGGACCCTTCCGGATGGCGGCTACGAGGTCCTCCGTCCGACCAAAGGCTGGCTCCGCGTGAGCGGCAAGCGCCGCCGCGCTCAGGGCCGCATGGCCCGGCTGCACCTCGGTCTCATCCAGCGCAACCGCCTCAAGGCCGAAGCAAACAATGTCCTTCCTCGACGAGCCGCGTGATTGGACGCAGGCGGAGGGCATTGCTCTCGCCACAGCCGTTGAGGAGGTCGCTCCGAAGTTCGGGGCTCACGTGGCGCTGACCGGAGGCCTCCTCTACAAGCGGGGCACACGGAAAGACGCCGACCTCCTCTTTTACCGCATCCGTCAGCAAGCGCTCGACCTTGACGGTCTGAAGGGCGCTTTGGCCGACATCGGGCTCACCATCACGAACGACTATGGGTTCGTGAAGAAGGCCAAGTACCGGGGAAAGACAGTTGACTTGCTGTTCCCCGAACAATGCCAGGCCACACCCACCGCGCCCGCCCCACCAGGACGCTACTCTTGAGCGCGAAGCATCAGCACGACGACGACGACAGCGAGTACATCGAGAAGACCTCCTGCGACTTCTGTGGAAGCCGGGACAACCGCGCGGTGTACTCGGACGGCCACTCCTTCTGCTTCACGTGCCCTGAGGAAACCGCCTGGCAGCCGCCAGCGGGCGAGGAGAAGACCGCCCCCAAGGTCCCACCAAAACCCAAGGCCGGGCTCCTTCGCGGCGAGGTCCAGCCCATCAAGGCTCGCGGTCTCGATGCCAAGACGGTCGAGAAGTTCCGCTACCTAGTCGGCACCTACCACGGCAAGCCGGTCCAGATCGCGCAGTACGCCGACCGCTCGGGCCGGATCGTAGCCCAGAAGTGGCGCGACAAGGACAAGAACATGGAGTGGATTGGCGACCAAAAGGACGCCTTGCCGCTCTTTGGGCAACACCTCTGGCGCCACCAGGGCCGCATGGTCGTGGTTACCGAGGGTGAGATTGACGCCATGAGCGTGGCCCAGGCGATGGGCCTCACGTGGCCTGCGGTCTCCATCCCTAACGGGGCGCAGAGCGCGGCCAAGGCCGTGAGCAAGGCCATCGACTGGCTTGAGGGCTTCGACAAGGTCGTCCTCATGTTCGATATGGACGAGCCTGGACGCGAGGCCGTCAAGGAGGTCGCCCGCCTGCTGAAGCCGGGCAAGGCGTTCATCGCCACCCTGCCGCTCAAGGACGCCAATGAGATGGTCGTGGCGGGCCGCTCCGACGAGCTGGTCCGTGCCGCATGGGACGCCCGCGTCTATCGCCCGGATGGGATCATCCGCATCCATGACCATATCGACGAGGCCCTGAGCCCGCCTAGCTACGGTTATCCGTGGCCGTGGCGCGGCCCCACCGAGGCGACCTACGGCATCCGTCGTGGCGAGCTATACGGCTGGGGCGCTGGCGTCGGCGTCGGCAAGACCACGGCGTTCAAGCAGCTCATCGCCTCGACGGCGGTCCCTCGCCTCATCGCGGATCACACCGGCCTCGACGTTCTCGAGCCAGGAGAACCCCGCCGAGCGGGGACGCTTCTGCTGGAAGAGAACGCGCGGCGGAAGACCATCAAGACCTTGGGCGGCATGGTCCTCGGCAAGAGGGTCCACGTGCCTGGGGTGGAGTTCGACCCCGCCGAGCTGAGGCGCATCCTCGAAGAGGAGCTGGACCCGTGGCTGTTCCTCTACGACAGCTTCGGCGCCAAGGATTGGGACGGCGTCAAGAACGTCATCCTCCACATGGTGCTCGGGGATGGGATCACGGATGTGTTCCTCGACAACCTTACCGCCATGCTCGCCTTCGCTGATGACGACCGGAAGGAACTCGACCGGATCATGGCGGAGATGGCCAGCATGGTCGAGCGCTACAACTTCACGCTCCACTATGTCTCCCACCTGACGACCCCGGACGGGAAAGCCCACGAAGAGGGCGGACGCGTGCTGGAGAAGCAGTTCACCGGGGGCCGGGCCATTGCCCGCTGGAGCCACAACCTCGTGGCCCTGGAGCGTGACAAGCAGAAGCCGGATGCGCCGACCACGCTCCGCATCCTCAAGGATCGCGAGACCGGCGATGCCACCGGCAAAACCTTCGGCCTGGCTTACGACCGGGACACCGGCCTCTTCGAGGAGGTGGATCATCTGTCTGACGGCCCATTCACCGACGAGACGAAAGGATCAGATGAAGACTTTTGAGCCGCGCCGCCTGACGGCGCAGGAGATGCGCGAGCTGGAGGGCCTGGCCTTCCACTCCGCCAACCGAGGCCTGCTCCCCTCAGAGCAGCGCCGGTACGAGCAGCTAAGAGGTATCGAGGAGAGCATCCTCCGTGGCTGATTTTGCGACTTGGGAAGGACGACGCATAAGCTGCGCGAAATACAAAGGCAGCCCCGGCAAGGGGGTGATGGCTTTCGAGCTACGGTTCGAGGATGGAGGCCGCGAGGAGGTGGCCCTCTCCCACCAACAGGTTCCCAGCCTGGATATCGTTCCGCGATGCGGCGCGGCGCCTCGGCCCAATTCCCTGCCCGAAGACCCTGAGGTCCGTAACAGCTATCCGATGGCGGATGGCCTCCTCGACTACTTCCCCAACGCTCTGGCGGAAGTCTCACGGGTCTCCTTCATAGGGAACCAGCAGCACAACCCTGGCGAACCCATGCATTGGGCTCGCGGGAAGTCCATCGACCACCGAAACAAAATCCTCCGCCACCTCATCGACGCCGGGGGCAAGGACGAGAAGGGCATCCGCCACTCCGCCTACCTCGCCTGGAGAGCCCTGGCGAACCTTCAAGAAGAGCTGGAGCGCGAAGAGGGCTACCCCCTCGCCCGTGGCGCCACACCCCCCGAGGAGAAGTAATGCAGTCCCGTACCGACAGCCTCATGGAAGCCCTCGCGAACATCGCGGTCGGCTTCTCGATTAACTTCGTGGCCAACATCCTGATCCTCCCCGCCGTCCTCGGCGTCCCCGTCAACCTCGGGGAGCTGGGCTTCATCGGCATCCTCTACACGGTCATCAGCCTGGTCCGCTCGTACACCCTTAGGCGGGCCTTCAACGGGCGCTCCATCTGGCAGGCCATCAAGGACCGCTTCGGGAACCCGTTTGCGGATGCCATCGCGGAAGCCCGCGAGGTTGAGGCGAGCATCGAGGATCGCGTCCAACAGGCACGTGAGCGTGTCGAGCAGCTAATCGGGAGGCCGTGAGCCTCCCCAACGGAGGCAGACCTATGTTGGTGTTCGACACGGAGAGTGATGACCTCCTAGAGGCCGCCACCAAGCTCCATACGGTCACCCTCATCGACCGCGAGACCGGCAGCCGTGAGGCGTACCACGATGACCTGTCCATCACGCCCCGCACGGGATCGCTGAAGGCTGGCATCGCGCGCCTCGCCAAGGCCGTCGAGGATAAGGTCATGGTGGCCGGGCACAACATAATCCGGCACGACCTTCCGCTCATCAAGAAGCTCTACCCGGACTTCCCAATGCCCCACATGGATGACGTCTTCGACACCCTCGTGGTCTCGCGGCTCATCTGGACGAACCTCAAGGACATCGACCAGCGGGCGCTGCGGAAGCACAGGAGGCCACAGGCGTTCAAGGACAAGCGCCTCTCCGGCAAGCACTCCCTGGAAGCCTGGGGCTACCGCCTGGGCCACCTGAAGGGTGACTTCAAAGGCCCCTGGCACACCTTCACCCAGGAGATGGCAACCTACGCGGTCGAAGACCCGGAGGTGACCCTCACGCTCGTCGAGCACATCGAGAAGCAGGCTTACTCGGAAGAGGCGATCCGCCTCGAACACCGGGTGGCCGAGATTGTCTTCCTCCAGGAGCAGCACGGCTTCTACTTCTTCCGCGACAAGGCGGAGGAGCTGGCGGTCGAGCTTATGGCGGAGACGGCCAAGCTGGAGGATCAGCTTCGTGCAGCCTTCCAGCCCTGGTTCGAGCCGGTGCGCGAGAAGGGCCACAAGATCATCGTCAACCGAAAGGTGCGCGGGACCGCGAAGGTGGTCTCCACCGATGGCGACGAGTGGCGGGCTGAGTTCACTCCCGACGCCCCGTATTGCAAGGTCAAGCTGGTCTCCTTCGAGCCCGGCTCGCGGGACAAGATCGCGGACCGGCTGAAGACCATCTACGGCTGGGAGCCGACCGAGTTCACCCCGACCGGCAAGGCCGAAGTGAACGAGAACACCCTCGCGGGTCTCAACTACCCCGAGGTCAAGCTCCTCATCCGCTACCTCGTGGTCAAGAAGCTCCTCGGCACGGTGGCCACCGGCAAGAAGGCTTGGCTCAACAGCGTCGGACCGGACAGCCGCATCCACTCACCCGTCAACAGCAATGGCGCGGTGACCGGGCGGATGACCCACCAGGACCACATTGCCCAGGTCCCGAAGATCAAGAAGCGGGACGGGCACGTCCTCCGGGGGTACGAAGGGCGCTACGGCTACGAGAGCCGGGCGCTGTTCGGCGCCCCTCCGGGGAAGAAGCTGGTCGGCGTCGATGCCGACGGCCTCGAAGGCCGGATGCTCGGGCACTACCTGGCCCGCTATGATGGCGGCGCCTACGGGCGCTCGGTCGTCTCCGGCAGCAAGGCCGATGGGACGGACAACCACACCATCAATCAGAAGACGGTGGGCCTCTCCACCCGCGATGGCGCCAAGACCTGGTTCTACGCCTACGTCTATGGGGCTCAGAACCTCAAGCTCGGGACGACCGAGTACGAGGATTGGCCGGAGGCTCGGCAGGATGCCTTCTCCGCCAAGTACCCGCCCGGCAAGCGGCGCGAAGATGCGCTGATGCGGATGGGTAAGCGTGGCCGGGAGAAGATCGAAATCGGTCTTCCCGGTCTCGGAGACCTCAAGGCTGCCGTGGTCAAGAAGGCCAAGGCCCGTCCCCCGAAACTCCGAAGCCTCGACGGACGCTACCTCCACATCCGCTCTGCTCACAGTGTGCTCAACACGCTCCTCCAGGGGGCCGGGGCCATCGTGATGAAGAAAGCGCTGGTGCTCGCCTACGACGCCTTCCTCGAAAGAGGCTGGGTCCACGGCAGGGAGTTCGCCTTCGTCGCCAACGTCCACGATGAGTTCCAGATGGAGGTGTTGCCAGAGTATGCGGAGGAAGTCGGCGCGATTGCGTCCGATGCCATCCGCCGTGCAGGAGAGGCCTTCGGTCTCCGCGTCCCCCTCGCGGGCTCGTCGGACATCGGCCAGACCTGGGCGGACACGCACTAAATCGAAACCTGAGGACCCCCGGACCATCATGGTGCGGAACGCCCGCAATCGGGCGCGGAAGGCCGGGGTCCCCTTCAACATCACCAAAGATGACATCGTGATCCCCTCGCATTGCCCCGTCCTCGGCATCCCGCTCTTTCCCAGGGTGGGGCGCGGAGGCGGGGACAACAGCCCCTCCCTCGACAAGATCAAGCCGGAGCTGGGGTACGTGCCTGGGAACATCATCGTCGTCAGTTTCAAAGCCAATCGGATCAAGTCGGACGCCACCATCCGGGAGCTGCGCGATGTCGCCAGCTTCTACGCCACCCTGCGGGAGGACGTCCGCATCACAGGAGCAGCGAAATGAGCCCCATCAACTTCATCCTCTGGAGCCTCGCGAACCGTGAAGCTGCTTAAGGACCTTCTCTTCGACGCCACCAACTCGTCCCTCGATTGGGGGCGCCTCGTCGGCGTCACAGCAGTGCTGAGCGTCCTCATCGCGGCGGTCGGCAACTTCTACCACGGCAAGGAAATCGACATCGGGCCGACCGGGCTTCCGGGCGGGCTCGCCACGATCCTCGCCGCCGCGTCCTTCTACATCATCAAGGACCGTCAACAGGCCGACAAGCATGATTAACGCCCATTGCATCCTGGTCGGCATGGTCGTCCTGGTCGCCCTCTTCTGTGTCGGGACGCTGATATGGTGACCGCCCTGCTGAAGCTCATCAGCCCCGAGGGCTGGGCCGGGATCGTCGTGAGCCTCGCCCTCGGGACGCTCCTCGCGGTGCAGACCGTGAAGACCCATCACGCCCAGCACGAGGCCGACACGTACCATGTGCAGGCCGTCACGGCTCAATCAGCGCTGGCCCAGACGGTCGTCAATTACCGAGCCGCCGCAGAGCGAGCCCGAGCAGATGACGCCCGGAACCTGGCCCGCGTCCAGCAGGAGCAGGCCACCATCACCCAACAGAGAGACGCCACCTATGAAGCTCGCATTGCCGATGCTCGCGCTCGCGCTGACAGCTTGCGCCACCAACTCGAAGCCGCAGCCCGTCTCAGCGGTCCCGGAACAGCGCCAGTGCGCGCAGTACCCGCTGCCCCCGGCAGCCCTGCTCAAGCCCCCGGTGAAGACGGACTTTCTGACGCCCTCATCGCAACCGAGCAGGCCATCCAACTCGACGAACTCATCAAGTGGGTCCGCCAGCAACACGCGGTCGAGGTGAATGGACGCCCGCAAGCAGCTCCAGGTCATCCCTGAACGGGAGCCTCTGACGATGGGGGAGGCGGTCCGTATCGGCTCCTCCGCGTCCCGGCTGGCCCGCTATCGGCACCTCCTCAAGGAGGCCTTGAAGCCGACCTCTGGCTCCATCGCGGTCGGCTCCGGCTACACCGCCCAGAGCCAGGCGCTCGGCAGCACCGAGGTCCAGGCAGCCCTCTCGTTCCTCATCGAGCGTGAGGAGCTGTTCCTGGCCAGCTTCAACGTCAAGATTGAAAGACCGGAATGATGTGCAAAATCCGTGGCCACAAGTTCGGCCCGTGGCGGCTCCGTCTGCCCTACCTGTTTCGTGATTGCCAACGGTGCGGCCACCGCGAGACCCAGCGCCTTTGACCCGCACCCTCCTGCTCGATGCGGACCTCCTGGCCTACCACGCCAGCGCCGCGAACGAACGTCGGTACAATTGGGGCGACGGCATCAAGTCCGTCGCTGCTGACGAGCTGAAAGCCCGCGCCTTCGCTGAGGAGCGCATCGAGAAGTTCGCGGACAAGCTGAAGGCCGATGAGGTCATCGTGTGCCTGTCCGATGACTTCACGAGCTTCCGCAAGGACCGGGTCGATCCCAACTACAAGTCCAATCGGAACGAGGTTGAGCGCCCGCTCCACCTCTATGACATCAAGGACTACCTCGCGGAGACCTATGACACCGTCAGGTGGACCGCGCTGGAAGCCGACGATGTCATGGGCATCCTCGCCACGGACCCCACCCGGACCGACGAGCGGATCATCGTGTCCTCCGACAAGGATATGATGAGCGTTCCCGGCAAGCTCTACCGCCCGCCCATCTGGCTCCAGGGAAAGCTGATCCGCAAGGGCGTCCTGATGGACATCAGCGTCGAGGAGGCCGACCGCTTCCACCTGTATCAGACGCTCATCGGGGATGTCACGGACGGATACAAGGGCGCCCCCGGCGTTGGTCCCAAGGCCGCCGAGGCGATCCTCGACGGGGTCATGTGGGTCCAGCAGGAGCGGACGCTGAAGTCCGGCCCGCGCAAAGGCCTGGCCCTTACCGAGTGGAAGCCCTCCGAGGGCGCCTACATCCCCGCCTGGCTCCGCGTTGTGGCCGCCTTCGAGAAGGCCGGTCTCACCGAGGCCGAGGCCCTCCAACAAGCCCGCCTAGCCCGCATCCTCCGCTACGAGGATTGGGACGGGCGCTCCCCGCGTCTCTGGCTGCCGCCCCTATTGGCACGTTAAGGTGTCAATTAGGTTGCACTAGGGTGGAGACGCAAGAAGCTCCCGGTATCCATTAACGCTGGATATCCGCTGGTTACGCCGACCTCCGAGGCTCGTGGTTCCCTTGTGCGTGACCACGGGCCTCATCTCTTTTCAGGAGCCCCATGCGCTTTCCCAACACCGTTGATGACTTCATCGCGCTGCTCGACCGGACCTTCCCCGAGGTCGTCCCGCAGCCCGGCGACAGTCCCGAAGAGATTATGCACGCCGCAGGCGCCCGGTCCGTAGTGGCCTGGTCGAAGGCCGCGCGTGCCAACGCCAGCAAGACCCCCGCCCCTCCACGGCTGAGGGGCAGAGGACGCGATGTGCGTAGCAAGTAAGCCGAAAATCCCCAAAGACGACCCAGCCACGCAGGACAAGCCCCTCCCCATCCTGAGGAACCCCCTCCTGGACGGGCTGCTGGGAAACATCGCGTCCCTTCGCGGTGGCCGTAACGCTCTCCGTATCGACCTCATCAACCCCCTGGCCATCCCGGCTGGTGGCGCGGTTGGTGGCGGCGGCGGCGGGGCCAGCGGTGGCGGCTCTGGAGGCAGCAGCTCCAGCGGCAGTGACAACTTCACTGGCGGCGGAGGCGGTGACACCATCGGCTCCGTAGGCGGTCGCACCTTCAAGAACGGCCAGGGCTTCTAATGGCGACAGCAGCTGCGCGGTACGCTCAGCTCCAGCGCGCCCGGAACTCCGTCCTCAACGCAGCCCGCGAAGCCGCCCGTGTCACGATCCCCGGCCTGATCCCTCAGGAAGGTGCATCGGACCCGCACGACATCGCGGAGCAGCCTTACGAGAGCCTTGGCGCTCGCGGCGTCAACAACGTCGCGGCCAAGCTCCTCCTTTCCCTCTTCCCCCCGCAGCGCCCGTTCTTCAAGCTCCAGGTGGACGCCGAGACGGCGGACCAAATGGGGGCCAAGCTCGGCAAGGCAGAGGAAGCCCTCGCTGGCATCAGCCGCATGGCGATGGCGCTGGTCGAGGTCTCCGGTTCCCGCCCGCTGTGGATGGAAGTCTTCCGTCACCTCATCGTGGCTGGGAACATCCTCATCTATCACCCCGACGACGGCAGTCCCATGCGGGTCTGGCGCCTGGACCAATACGTGGTCCGCAGGGACGCTCAGGGCCGGATGCTCGAAGCCGTCATCGAGGAAGAGGTGTACCCCTCCGAGCTGGACGATGCCGTCCGCGCGGCGGTGCAGCTCGACCAGGAAGAGCCCGACGAGAAGGGCGAGCCGAGCGACAAGGCTGAGGAGAAGGTCAAGCTCTACACCTTCGTGAAGGTGGAGGGCGACAACGTCATCCACTTCGAGGAGATTAACGGCATCGAGGTGCCGGGCTCCCGAGGAACCGCGAACAAGGACGTCTCCGGGTGGCAAGCCCTCCGGTGGCAGGCCGTGCCTGGCTCCGACTATGGCCGGTCGATGGTTACCGAATATGCCGGTGACTTCCTCTCCCTGGAGGAAGGCTGGCAGGCGGTCATCAAGTTTGCCGCTGAGGCGGCCCGCATCATTACCATCGTGGACCCGAACGCGGGCGTCGATGTCGAGGAGCTGGCCGAAGCCGAGAGTGGCGACCACATCACCGGGTTCGTCGATAAGATCAACAAGCTCGGGCTCGAAAAGAGCGCCGACTTCACCATCCTGTGGAACGTCATCCAGAGCATTGAGCGCCGCGTAAGCCAAGCGTTCCTGCTCACCGCCAACACCATCCGCGATGCGGAGCGGGTCACGGCGGAGGAAATCCGGGCGGTGGCCCAGGAACTAGAGGACGCCTTCGGGGGAACCTACACGGTCCTCTCCGCCGAAGCTCAGACGCCGTATGCGCGCCGCGTGCTCTACATCCTTGGCAAGCAGGGCAATGCCCCAGCCGCCAAGCAGCTCCTCAAGAACGTCAACACCCAGATCGTCACGGGCTTCTCGGCCCTCGGCCAGAACACCGAGGTCCAGGCCATCACCGAGTGGCTTCAAGGGCTCGTCAATCTCTTTGGCCCCCAGGCCGTCGCGCAGGCGGTGGACTTCCAAGAGGTTGCATACCGCACCGGCACCGGACGCGGGATCGAGGACGTCAAGGGGATGCTCAAGGACCCCCAGACAATCGCCAACGAGCAGGCCGGAGCGATGCAGCAGGATGTGACCTCGAAGGTCGCACCGGAAATCGTGAAGGGCGGCATGAAGGCGCTTCAGGACAACCCAGCAATTCAGGAGGCAATTAATGCCCAGGCAGAACAGTAAGTCCGAGGAGGCCGGGAACGACCTGGTCCGCTCGGGCCGAGTGAACACCGAGGTCTCCACCCGCACGGTCGTCGAAGACCGCACGGCGGAGCCGAACGAGCGCCCCCGGATGGAGTACCAATCCACCGAGCGCGACCACGGCAACGGCACCATCGAGACCATCTACGGGGAGCCAGTCGGCGGCTTCCTTAAGTCGGACGACGCTTAATGGTTGACGGCGTAAACCAGGAAGTCGAAGCCGAGGTCGAGGAGAGCGGCGTCAAGGGCACCATGCTGGGCGGTCGCGAGTTTCGCGGCGCGGTCGAGCACCGGGAGCCCGGCGCCCCCGAGCTGAAGCCCGCCCCCGAGGGCATCCCAGAGAAGTTCTGGGACCCCATCAAGGGCGAGCTGAGGTCCGCCGACCTCATCAAGTCATACACCGAGCTGGAGAAGCGCATCGGCGCCCCGAAGGAGGAAGCCTCGGAAGAGGAAGCCGCCCAGGAGGAGGCCGAGGAAACCGCTGAGGAAACCGAGGCGGCCTCCAACGAGGAGACGTCCGAGGAAACCGAGGCGGAGACCGAGGGCGAGAAGCCCCAGCTCAACGATGCCATCCAGGCCGCCCAGGCTGCCTATGCGGAAACCGGCGAACTCTCCGCCGAAGCCCGCGAGCCCCTGAAGGCGGCAGGCATCACAGACGAGCAGATCGACTTCTACCTCGCTGGCGTGAAGGCCACTGAGGCGGCGCTCACCAGCGCGGCCCACAAGGCTGCCGGGTCAGAGGAGGCCTTCAAGGCTGCGGTCCAGTGGGCCGCCAGTGGGGGCCTGTCAGAGAAGCAGATCATCGCCTTCAACGCCCAGACGGGCGATGTGGAGACCGTTGGCCCCGCCGTGGCGGGCCTGATGGCGGCCTTCCGCGCGGCCAACCCTGGCGAAGGCAGGCTCACCAACCGAACCACCGGGCACAGCACGGGTGACGTCTATACCCACATGGACGAGTTCACCCAGGACCTGGACCGGGCCGACCAGCAGCGTGACAAGGTCGCGCGCCGGAAGGCAATCGACAAGCTCCGCCGCTCCCGTGAAGCCGGGACGGTCAAGAGCGAACGCCGCTCACCTTTCGGCGGCTAAATCCAACGGCGCGTGGGGGCGTCGGTAGCAGTCGCCTCCCCCACACCTACCCAAATACCAAGAGATAATCCGAAGGCCGTGAGGCCGGGGTGCGCCCCGACAACCTCCGCCCGTGCCGAGGACCTTGAGGAAGCGGGACGCAAGAAACCCAACCCCAAGGAAAGTTCCCTTTAATGAGTAACAGCACTCCCTCTCGTCCAGGTCTTCGCGAAGGCGGCTCCGATCCGCTAGAGCTGCTGCTGGACGTTCGCGGTCGCGAAGTCCTCAACGCCTACGCGGCGGAAATCAAGATCGCGGACAAGATCAACTCGCAGTCCCTCAAGGGCGCCAAGAGCGTCAAGTTCCCGGCCTTCTGGAACGCGAGCGTCAGCTACCACACCCCCGGCGTCGAGCTGCTCGGCGGCCAGATCGCGTCTCAGGACGTGACTGTCAGCCCGGACGACAAGCTCGTCTCGGATGTGTTCGTGGCGGACGTTGACGAGGCCCTGTACGATGTCGAGGTCCGCTCGCCGTACACCGAGGCCATCGGTCGTGCTCTGGCCGAGCACTACGACGCGAACGTGGCTCGCGCGATCATCCTCTCCAGCCGCCAGGGCGCGCTCTTCACGGGCGACCAGGGTGGTTCGGCGCTGACGAACGCTGCCTACGCGACGGACGCCATCACGCTCTTCGACGGCATCAGCCAGGCGAAGGAGACGATGGACGACAAGAAGGTGCCGGTGGACAGCCAGCCGCTCTATGCGATGCTGAAGACTGCTCCTTGGTATCTGCTCGCGCGCAGCGACCGCAACCTCGACCGTGACTACAACGGTGGGGCGGCGGACATCCGCAAGCACACGCTGACGACCGTGGATGACATCAGCGTCATCAAGTCGAACAACCTCCCGTTCGGCGCGGACGACACGGCGAACGCCAACATTCCGGCTGAGTACCGGGGCAACTGGACGACCACCATCGGTGGCGTCTTTACCCCTTACGCCGCTGCGACGGTCGTGGTCCAGGACCTCGGCTTCCAGATGGTGGATCAGCCCGAGAAGCAGGGCGTCCTGCTCATCGGTCGCCGCATGGTGGGCACCCGCCCGCTGCGGTCGAAGACGGCGGTCGAGCTGAAGACTGCGTAACTTCAAGAGACGGGGATGGGCTTCGGCCTGTCCCCGTTTTTTCCTTTTACCTGAGGAGCCTTGACGCATGGTGCTCGCCCCCATGACGACCCTGGAGGCTGTCAACCGGATGCTCGCCAGCATCGGCCAGGCCCCCGTGAATACCATCCCCAGCTCGGGGGTGGGCGATGCCGCTAAGGCGGCCCAGCAGCTCCTTGAGACCGCGCGCGATGTGCAGACGGTCGGCTACTGCTGGAACTCCGATACGAATTACACCCTCTCCCCGGACCCTGACGGCGCCATCCTGCTCCCTAACGGAACCCTGGATGTGGACGCCTCGGACCCTGGGACGAACCTCTCTGTCCGCCTCCACCCGGTGAAGAACCAGCTCGCCCTCTACGATGGCGACAATCAGACGTTCACGTTCACCGACGATGTGACGGTGGACATCGTCTGGGGTTTCGACTTCGACAGCCTCCCGCAGCCTGCGCGTGCGTACATCGCGACCGCAGCGGCCCGGAGGTTCCAGGCCCAGACGGTCTCCTCGGTGGTCCTCGACCGCT